ACTGGTAGCGCTACCGATGGACCGCGTACTATAACAGCCATAACAGCAACAACGTTTACATATACAGCACCTGACCAACCAACAGCGAGCGGTAATGTGAATGTCTCGTATAATGCAACGGCAGACCCGCTTGCACGGATGCCCACTGAGGTGTATCTGATAGACAATCGGACACAGGAGAACCGTGATGTAGTGGTGTTTGAGCTAGCGTCTGCCATCGACCTAGACGGCGTGCGTATACCAAAAAGACAGGTTATTGCTAACCTGTGCCAGTGGCGGTATAGGTCAGCCGAATGCAGTTATACTGGGACTAATTACTTTAACAATGAAGATCAGTCGGTAGCAACAGCAAACCTAGACGTATGTGGTAAACGGTTGAGTTCATGCAAGAAGCGGTTTGGTACAGGCACGCTACCGTTTGGTAGTTTCCCAGGAGTAGGACAACGACGATGATAGATCAACGGCTACTGCACTATATTAGGCAACACTGTAACGAATATCCCGACCAGGAGATATGCGGTGTCATCGCTATTCATGATGGTCGTCGTGTTTACAAACGTTGCAAAAATACAGCGCTAGTACCACAAAGGTACTTTAGGATAGACCCAGAAGAGTTGCACGCAATACAACAACGGTGTCAGGTAATAGCGATTGTCCATAGTCATGTTGGTTCTGTAGAGCCGTCGCAGACTGACCGTGAAGTAGCGGAAACTACAGCGCTGCCATGGATCATTGTTAATTCTGCTGGCGACTATAATATATACCGTCCAGAATCATGCCAAACTCTGCCATTTGTTGGACGTGAGTTTTGCTGGGGTGTGCAGGACTGTTGGACGCTAGTACGGGATTGGTATCAGTCCGAACTAGGTCTAACGTTACCTGATGCTGAACGTCCACCAATTGCGATGTGGCAGATACAACCGTTGTTTGCACAGTGGATGAACTACGGATTCAGACGTGTAACCGACATTGCGTACGGTGACATAGTAGCCATGGCAATTGGCGACTCTGGGCAGCCGACTCATGCTGCTGTTTATCTAGGCAATAACCAAATCCTTCATCAGGTTCCAAACCGACTAAGCAGCGTTGACCTGTATGATGGGTTCTGGTTAAAAACTACAGAGGGTGTGTATCGGCTATGCGACTGATACTACATGGCAGCCTAGCTATGCTAACGGGACAGTCAACCTGGGATGTTAACTGTTCTTCCGTGCTCGATGCACTACGGTTTATGCAGGCAAATTATGAAGCATTTACTACGTGGCTGCGTACGAACAGCGTAGTCATACGTGTCAATGACCGTATCTTACAGCCAACAGAACTAGTTGATCAGTTCAGTCCAGGAACTATTGAAGTGCTGCCTGTTGTCCATGGTGCGCAGGATGCAATAGGCGGCGGGCAGATACAGTCAGCATTATCATCCGACGTGTTTGGTACGTTGCAGTCGTTAGTACCAGACAGCGGTATACGGAGCGCACTAGCATCTGGTAACACGTCGCAGCTACTATCGCCAATTCCTTACATTGGCACGCCATCGCTCGGCAACTACGATTCAACAACAACGGGTCTAGCCCTTAACCGTCCTGAACTACAGACTTCAGAGAGCGGCGAAAAAACCTATAATTTCAGTGGTATATCAAACAGCAGCCAGCCAGGCACTAGCGTACCAGTTATATATGGACAGCCAATCGTTGGCAGCATAGTTATATCACTAGGCATTACTGTTGACAGCAGGTAGGTAGCATGGACGATCAAGTTATACACGGCGAATTTGGTGGAGGAGCTAGGACACCACCACCACCACCTCCTCCTCCACCGCCACCAATACAATTTGCGCCACTGCCACCAATAGCGATGGTAGTTCTTCCGCCTATATACGAGCCAACAGTAACGCCTAATAACCTCTTTAATGAATCCTTTGTTGACGTATTGGAACTTATTGGCGAAGGTGAGATAGAGGGACTAAAAACACGCATACCCAACTTCGCTGGCACCTATACACAGTCGGGTACTGTTATAGTAATAACTCATAACCAGACACGCAAAATCATCCCAAAAACCAATGCGCAGTTTACATTTACAGGTGGTGCTAGCGCAGACAATGGGATACAGATAATCGACTCTGTAATATCGACAACACAATTCACAGTAGTATCCAAAACAAGCCGCAATATCTCAACAGCCACTGCTGTTGCAGTGTCAAATATTATTGGACTAGATAGCATCTATCTAGATAAAGTACCGTTAGTTGAACCTGACGGCAAAACCAATTACACTAACGTTACTGTCCAGTTAGCGACTGGCACGCAATCGCAACAACCGTTAGCGAATTTTCCTGACATAGACCAGGAGACCAATATCGGAGAAACGCTAGAACGTTCACTAAACGGTGGTGTTAAGGTTCTTCCAATACTAGATGATAACGTTGACTATATTAAACTGTCACTTGGTGTGCGCAGCCTAGAGCAACGCACGGATAAGGGCGATGTGTATGGAACAAGCGTGGCATTTAAAATCGAGTACAGCATAGATACAGACAGCGCGTCACCGACTTACACGCTAGCACTGCCAGAGAGTCAGACTGTCATAAGCGGTCGCACATCGCAGCCATTTACCAAGCAATACGGTTTTGCATTACCATCCTCCGTCAATGGTCGGGCAGTGCGTGTTACACGGCTAACGGCTGACAGTACAAGCGAAATGCTACAAAATGGCACGTTTGTTAGTAGCATCAACTACATCATTACTGCCAAGCTAGCATATCCAAACTCTGCTGTAATCGGTCTACGTCTAAATGCTAGACAGTTTACAACAGTCCCGCAACGGTCGTACTGGATACGTGGTCTAAAGGTTCTCATCCCAGATAATGCCACTGTAGACCAGACCAATGGCAGGCTAATCTATAACGGCGTATGGACTGGTACTTTTGCAGCAGCTACATGGTGCGCCGACCCAGCATGGTGCCTATACGATATGTTGATTAACAGTAGGTATGGCGTTGGTCAGCATATAACAGCTAGTCAGTTAGACAAGTGGGCATTTTACTCAGCATCTCAGTACTGCAACCAGCTAGTATCTGACGGTAAAGGTGCGACGGAACCACGGTATTTACTGAACGTAAACATCAACTCAGCAGCGGAGGCGTATGATGCTATCCAGTCAATGCTCAGCGTATTCCGTGGCATGTCATACTGGTCGGCTGGTACGCTAACGATTGCGCAGGATAGACCAACGCCAACATCCTACATATACAGCCCGTCTAATGTCATCGATGGCATATTTACATACTCAGGTAGCAGCGCACGCACACGTTCTACAGTAGTAGTAGTAGAGTGGTTTAATACCGATACGCAGGAGATGGACTACGAGTACGTTGAAGATGCAGTACTCGTCAGCAGATATGGCATCGTTAAACGTGATGTAAAAGCTACTGGATGTCAGTCGCAGGCAGCAGCAAATCGCCTAGGTCGCTGGATACTTTACTCCGAGCGTTATGAAACCGACGTAGTTACGTTTCAAGTATCAATTGATGCTGGTCAAGTATGCCGTCCTGGCACCATAATTGAAGTGCAAGACCCGACTAGAGCAGGTGTTACGCTGTCTGGACGATTATCAACTATAGATGGCGCCACCATAACGGTAGACCGCAACCTAACAATAGATCGGAATGCCAATCCAAAATTGCACGTTCTTCTACCTACTGGGCAGTCTGAGTCGCAATTTATCAACACTATAAATGGCAACAGTAGCCCTGCTACACACATCGGTAACGTGTTGGGTTTAGTACAGGCATACAGTACGCCACCACTAGCAGGCACGCCATATATCGTTACTCAGGACACTCTACAGTCGCAATTGTTTCGTGTGGTTAGCGTTAGCGAGCAAGAGTTTGCGTACCAAGTATCTGCGCTATATCACGACCCATCCAAATACCAAAACATTGAGAGCGGTATTGTTCTACAGCCACGTGCAGTTAGTGTACTAACACAGCCACCAGACCCGCCTGCATCGCTCGCTCTCCGTCAGGTATTGTACGAGGAAGCTAATCAAGTAAAAATCCGAGTTATTGCATCATGGTCACCTTCTGCTCGTGCTGTTCGTTATAACATTGCCTACAAATACACGGAGTACGGCACGTGGGTCAATGACACTGTTGAGGTATGTAGCTATGAGATAGGCGATGCGTCCAGCGGTCCATATACGATACGCGTTACGCCTATTAGTTCATTAAACCGTCGTGGTCAGTATGCCGAAGTGACGCAGAACATGGACGGGTTACTAGCGCCACCAGCGCAGGTGCAGAACTTTAATTCAGCGCAAATTAACCAAACCACGATGCTCCTTACATGGGATGCAACTGTTGACCTAGATGTACGTGTTGGCGGTCATGTTGAAATACTGCATACACCAACCGTTGGTGCATCTAACTATAACGTTGGCAATCAGATAGCATATCTAGCTGGCTCATCTACCTATGCAACAGTGCCTGCAATGGTCGGCACGTATATGGCAAAGTTTGTAGATAGTAGTAATGTGCGATCTCTAACAGCGTCGTTCATCAGCACTACTATCCCTTCACTGTTTGAGTACAATGTGGTCGCTATATCAACACAGCATCCGTTGTTTAGCGGTACTATTAGCACGAGCAACTCGATGACTGGCACGTATGGAGCAGGACTGCTCGGTTCTACGGTAGTCGTCAACCGACCTGCTGATTCAATCATTGCTACCATTACCACGCCAGTCGCTCATGGGTTACAAACGGATAACGGCATTAGGCTAAGCGCATCGACGCTTAACTGTAGTTTGCCAGTTATTGACCGCACGTACGCAGTAACGCGTATTGATGATAATACGTTGCAGTTAGTTACTGGCAATACCTTTGGAGAGTGGTTTGATACAATACTGGACTTTGATCTATATCCTGACATAGACACTAACCCATCTTCAAGTATCGTTAATGGCAGTGCTACAGTGGTAGCGCTGAATACAACCGATGACCTGGTTCGGACAGAAAATGGTTTACAAATCGCTGAATACGGCGACTTCGATTCAATTATCGATTTAGATGCCTATGGTAATTCAGGAGGATTTGATGCAATTTCTGACATGGACGCGTTGCTCAACAACATAGATGACGAGTTGCCGCTTACGATTACGTTTGATACTAGCTATGGTTTAAAATCTGGCGGTACATATACCTATGCTAACGTAGCAGCATTTAACAACCTCGGCGCTGCATACCTAAACTGCGAGGCACTTACGACATTGAAGATAGACGGATTTACAACTGGCAATACTGTTGACGATTTTCCAATCCTCTTAGATGAGTCAGTTGTTCCTGCTGTTGAAAATATATTGAACTGGGATAGCAATGATGTTGATATATTGGCTAACGTGTTTCCATATCGTCGTGAGTCAGACAATGGCAGTACGTGGACGGACTGGTTTCGTGGTTATCGGTCAGTCACTTCTAAACAATATCAGGAGTGCAAACTGGAGTTTGTATCAACTAATCCGTTGCACAACATAATCTGTAGCGAGTGCGAGACTACTATAGATGTACCTGAGTATCAGCTAAGTGGCAACAACCTAACTAACCCAGTAGTGTCTTTTAGCCCACCATTCCACTCAGACCCGTACATAGCGATTACCGTTGAAAACGGAGCGGCTGGCGACTACTATACTATAGGTAGGACTGTAGTTAGTGGTAAAACAACGGGCATGACTATGACGTTTTACAATAGCAGTGGCACTATAGTGACTCGCACCTTCGATTATTTAGCTAGAGGATATTAACATGAGTAGGCATGACTACGATATAGCAAACGGGTCTGGTTCAGCGGTACGAGCAGACATCAACAATGCGCTGACCGCTATACGAACTAGCAATAGCGGTACTGGTACATCAGGGTTAACGTTGTTCCCATACCTAACGTACTACGATACGACTGTTGACGGTATGCGGCAGATTGCAAGTGACGGGAGTACTGTACAAGGCGTGCGTTTTTACGAGCCACGTATCGTTAATAGCGTAGTTGATACCAATGGCAATACGATGCTGACGTTATCTGCAACTGCCTCTGCTGTCAATGCAGTAACATTAACTAACGCTGCTACAGGCAACACGCCATCGTTAGCAGCATCTGGCACCGATACCAACATAAACCTAACGTTATCACCAAAGGGTTCGGCTAGCGTCCTTTTAGGCACGGGTACAACAACTAACCCGTCGTTTGCGTTTACAGGCGATACCAATACGGGCATCTACCAACGAGCAGCAGACATGGTTGGCATCGTTGAGGGCGGCACTGGTTATCCAGTCGGTTACCGTAATACGCCTGCCTCTGGAGCAGAAAAAACAACAGCGTACACGTTAACTGCTGCTGACTGTGGCAAGTTAGTTACCATCGGTACTAGCGGCTCAGTTGAAGTGCCATCAGGATTTACTGCTGGTGATATTGTTTACCTGTTTAACAACACGTCGGGCACTGTTAACGTAACTAAAGGGTCGATTACTACGTTATACCAAAGCGGTAGCAATACAGCGCAAACAACCATTACGATGGCATCACGGACAATGGCTGCCATTCAGTTTATATCGAGCACGGCTGTTTTTTTTTCAGGAGCAGCAGGCTCTAGCGTTGAGTTTAACCTAGACTACCTAATTATTGCTGGCGGCGGTGGTGGTTATCGGGGTGGTGGTGGTGCTGGCGGTTATCTAAATTCCATAACTGGCGAATCTTACGGCGGTGGTGGCGGTAGAGCATTTAGTATACCAATTACACCAAGCGCAACAACGTACACTGTAACTGTTGGCGCTGGCGGCGCTGCTGGGACAAATCCTGGAAATCCTAGTGTGTTTCACACAATAGCAGCAGTTGGTGGTGGTGCCAGTGATGGTTATAATGGCGGTTCTGGTGGTGGTGGGTATTTAGCTGCTGGCGGTGCTGGTACTGCTAACCAAGGTTATGCTGGTGGTAATAGTTCTAGCACTAATGCTGGCGGTGGTGGCGGTGGCGCTGGTGCAGTTGGTGGCAATACTGTTAGTGCTACTGGCGGTAATGGCGGTGCTGGTCTAAGTAGTTCAATAACGGGCTCTTCAGTTACTAGAGCAGGCGGTGGCGGCGGTGGTGGCTCAACTACTAGCGGTACTGGCGGTGCTGGTGGTGGTGGTGCTGGCGCATATAGTAATGCTACTGCTGGCACAGCTAATACAGGCGGCGGCGGTGGTGGCATTTATTCTACTGGTGCTGGCGCTGGTGGCAGCGGCGTTGTCATCCTTCGTTATGTTACTGCTAACTATAGCGGCAATAGATCTACAACTGGTGAAGTAACAACATCAGGGGATTATACTATTATCACATTCAATTCTAGCGGTACAATTCAATTTAATGTATAAATATGGCACACTTTGCACAGGTAAGTAATGGCATCGTTCAACAGGTTATTGTAGTCGGTAATGCTGACTGCGGTGAACCTGAAGTACAATATCCAGAGACGGAGCCAAACGGTCAGGCATTTATTGCATCGCTCGGTTTATCTGGTACGTGGTTACAGACTAGTTACAATAACAATTTTCGTGGACAGTAT